CAGAGTGAGGCCGTCCTTCAAGGTGAATAGCACGGTCTTCATATTGAACTCCATAGTTCATTAATGTGTTTTTAAGATTCTTTTTAAGACACGAAGGGGAATAATAATCAGATTGTTTCATTGCGTCCCATAAATCTTTTAATTGAATATTCTTACATTTTTCATCAGTAATACTTAATTGTTCTGTTTTTGGCACAATTCCAACATATTCTTTGATAAAAGAAGAATAACAATCACTTTCAGAACGTGTTTCAGCTGTTTTATCAAGAACAACTTTTGGTGGAATAATTTTCATTGTTCCTTTAATAATTTCACAAGCATACATCATCATTAAATTCAAGAATGATTCAGCCCACAGTGGAATTTTTTCAACAATAGTTTCATCAACTAAGTGATGATGTGGATTAGAGGGATTATAATCTGGGTCAGTAGATTGTAGAAATCGTTCAGTCCAATTAATAAACTCACAACGAGACCAAATAGCTTTATCTTTGGCTGGCAAATTAGGAGGATTATTCAACGCAATAATTGTTGTTGCTATAACTTTATAACTTGCTTGTTTTTCATATAAACCACGGCAAGAAATCTTATCATTTCCACTAATTGATTTTAACATTACAGTATCTAATTTAGCATCTTCTTCAAATTCATTAAAACACGCAAGTCTTTTTCCTCTCAATGATAATTTTGCTTCACCATCTGCTTTTTCATTTTTTAATATTAAAGATTGGGCTGCTTGAACCGAATAACCATCTAACGCTAACATTAAAAGTTCTAAAAACTTTGATTTTCCATTACGACCATTCCCAATAAAAAAGGTTATTTTTTCTCGTAATAATAAGCCAATTAATCCAGTGGCTGATATCATTAGTACATATTTTAATGTTTCTGGATCTGGTAATATTTGGTTTAACCATTTTGTTAATTCTTGATAAGTGGTATTAGATTTTTCACAAGTGCTAAGGTCAAAATTATAGTTTAAGTAATTGGTAATAAACAAGTCAGGGCTATTTTCCACTAATTTAAGAGTTTTCAAATCCACAATTCCATTTTTACATCCTACTAAATAAGGATTAGTATCTAATCGTTGCTTAAAACTGACATCAAAACACATTTCATATATAAATTTACTACAATCATCAACATCTTTTTTGAGTCCAATTTTATTTAAAATACCACTAACTTTTAATAAAATCTCATCATCATCAATTACATCATAAAGTTTGACAATAATTTTTTCAGCAATATTGTTAATAAAGCTATAAAAAATATTAGAATCACTATTAATATCGGAGTTCCAACGTTCATCGCGATATAAATACCATTGTTTTCCAACTGTTGTAATTAATCGAATATGGTTAGAATCATATTCGTTGGCAATAAAATATAAAACATTAGCTAATCCTTTATCAGTTGGACTGTCAGTTTTAATAATTTCAATCAGTTCTAATTGTGATTTAGTAGGTGTGAAATATTTTTTGTATTCTACAATGTTATCTTGTTTAGCCCAAAAATGTAAACTGGCAATAGTTAAACGTCCATTGGGATTAATGGCATTGTAAGTATCCCAACAAGTTTGTTCGTTATATTTGTCAGATTGTTTAGACCATTCATTAAATAGTTGAAAATTTCCACCACTGATTTTAATAACAGTACCAACATCAACCCAACTGGAATAATCATTAAAACGTTCAGATTTTAAACAATTTAATAATTTTTGAATAACTGAATATTCGAATGATGGATGATTATCAAGTTGATGTTGTAACTTCTTTGATTCTACTTTGGCAATTTCTTTTTGTTCTTTTTGTGATTGTTTGACCGAGGTTTTAAGATAATCAATATCAAATGAAAACTCAGTATTAATGTTTTCAGTATAAGTAACAAGATGGTCTAAAATATCATAATCATCGCATTTGATTGGCCGTAAGGGACGGTTTTGTCCTTCTTTGCTAGTTAATACGACACGTAATTGTCCTTTTTTGTAAATGCTATTATCAAGACATATTGGTTTCATTTGTTCTTTGATGTTGGGTAATTTAGCCCAAGCAATTAAATTACTTAACATTATTTTTTTATTCGTGACTAAAAAATGGAAGGAATATTTTTCATCACTATGTGCTGATGAAACAACAATATCATTTTCAGTACATTCGAAATGGGGAGTAATAAATTCTATTGCTTGGTTATAAATATCTTCCACATCCAAATCAGTTTCACTTTTAGGACAATCTAAATCAAAAAATGGTTTAACAAACATATCAATTAAAGGTTCTTTGGCAATTGTCCCACCATAGCATTCGAATAGAGGTTTATTTGAAAAGTCATTATTATGTAACAAATAAGTCAACATTTCTGGATTATATTTGGTTGCTTTTTCACCAGTTTGGCGTAATGCGGTTTTAACTGTAATTGTACTCATTATATAATCTACAAAGATTTTATTTTTTCTAAAAATCAAAAATTTAATTTTATATAAATAATTTTTTTCTAAAATAAAATTAATTTAATTCATTAATCCATTCCAGCAGTAATTGTTTTTCAAGACCATCTAAATATAGCAAGTAGTTAAAAGGGTAAGCACAAAATTCAGACCACTTTTCATATACGTAACCATACTTTGGGTCTTCATTTGGATAAATTCTCTTATGAAAAAAATCAAAACCACTATTTCGAATAGATCGTAAGGCACGAAAGATAGTATCAAATTCATTTTCTCCAATCATTTATATAATTCTATAAGAAATTATTTTTTTTATTTTTATATAATATATTATTAAAAATTGGAAATGGAAGAAGAAGATTTGATAGCTCATTTGCGGAATTTTCTTAAAGCATTATATACCGCAACTGACCCAGAAGCCCGAAAACGTATTAAGAAAAATATAATGGCATTTACGGAACTTTTATGTAATCATCAATATTATAATCAATAAATTTCATAAAATTTGATTTTTCAAACCCTTAAACATTTTTTGTCAATAGTGTTACTAACACATCAGGATGATACTTTGTGTTTTTTAATTCTTTGGCGAATTCGTCTTCAGATAATTCGGGATTTTGTAATCGAATAAGACAATAACGCCCACAAACACTGGTACTAAAATCTTGTAATTTGTGCTGATTGTAACGGATTTTATCAGGATATTGACTGAATAGTTCATAAATATATGGTTTGAATTGGTCGGCCACATACTTTTCAATAGAATAAGGCATAGACATATATTTGTTTTCATCCATTGGCAATAATCCAAAACTATCGAAAAATTGTATTGATTTATTTTTTTGACGGAATAGACACGTCCAATGTCCGTTTAATGGTCCTTTAATGGCAAATAAAATAATGACTTTGTTGTGTGGTGCCAATAGTTCATCAATATCGTGAATGTTTCTTAAATCACTATACGAAATAATTTTCACTTTGCCATTCATTGCCCGCATTAGTGAATTTTCATCAAGAGCAATATTCATCAAATGCTTGATTTCAGATGGCACACCAGCACCTTTTAAAATTTTCGGCATTATTATATTAAATTAAAAGAAAAATAAAATATAAGGATACTATATATATACATTAAATGTCATTTCTTGGATTACAAAATGCCACATATTTAAATATTAATGTGGCAGATGTCATTTGTCAGAATTTAATAGCGGACAATGGAGTTTCATTAGGTGGAGATGTTAATATTGCTGGTGAATTATCAGTTGGAACATCACCCAATAGTTATATTTTTCCATTTAATAGTCGACCAACCCAAGGTCAAGTATTGGCCGCGGCTGATGGAAATGGTGATTTGGGTTGGGTCACGATTGGTAGTGGAGGGGGAGGTATTGTTGGAATTAATAATACTGATAATAATTTAACAACCAGTGAAGCTAATAATATTGTAACTATTAATTTAGCACAAACTATTGACGTTCCCACAGTAATTTCAGACCAAATTCAAGTAGGAACAGAATATACATTACCAAAGACATTCGGCCCGACTGGTTATGTTTTAAGTTCTAATGGACTTGCTGGATTATGTCAATGGCAAGCATCTTCTGGTCAATCATTAACTGGTGGTAATAATATTAATGTTAGTGGGAATACTATTAATTTAAATAATACCATTAATCAAGTTCAAATTAATCAATTAACGGCGGGAACGAATGGCCCGAGCGGTAGTGCTTACATATTTCCTGCTTATGTAACTACTGAAGAAGCAGGTTATGTTTTAGGCAATATTGGAGCTGGAAATTTAGGATTCATTCCAATGTCTGGAGGAGCAGGAGTCTATTCAGTTATT